CGGAAAGCCTTGGAGAGGAATTGTTGATGTTGTATCAGGAGGATTTCCTTGCCAAGACATCTCAGCAGCAGGAAGGGGGGGGGGAATCGAGGCAGAGCGATCAGGAATGTGGAAAGAAATGGCTAGAATCATTGGCGAAGTTAGACCTAGATACGCTTTTGTGGAAAATTCCCCAATGCTCACTTCTAGAGGACTTGGAACAGTCCTTGCAGACCTGGCCCAAATGGGGTTCGATGCGGAATGGGGAGTGCTTTCAGCAGCCGATGTTGGAGCAAACCATAAAAGAGAAAGAATTTGGATTGTTGCAAAAATATCCAACTCCAAGTGCAAGCGATGGACAGAGGGGAACAATGCCAAATTGGAAACCAATAAGACCATCAGGGCATCCAGCTCAATACCCTTTAAATCAAGCATTAAGGGACTTGACAGGAATAGTTGGAAAACCGAACCCAATATTTGTAGAGTGGTTAATGGGATGGCCTCTGCAATGGACAGACTTAAAGCCATTGGAAACGGACAAGTTCCCCTTTGTGCAGCAACAGCATGGAATTTGCTTAGAAAAAGAATAGATGGATGAACAAAAACATAAACATCGTTGTGCAGTTCGCCAGCTCATCATGTGGCGCAGGATTTGGGGTTTAAAGGTTTTTAGGGAATATATGCACAAGCATAAGTTGGATTGGAAGTTGGTAAGAGATTTTGAAGATCAATGGGTTAAAGGCAATCGAGCTGATGAAAAAGGAGAATGGAAATGAGTTTAGAAAAGTTAGATGAAGATAGGGTTGAAAAAGCATTAATTTACCTTTCAACTACCGATGAGGAACATGCAACCCTAGGGTCTGAGGTTAAAAGGCTTGAGGAAGGCATTAAACAAGCCAAGGCGCACTCTTTTTTGGTAGCTGAGGGGACAGTCGCAGAAAGGGAAGCAAAAGCCGTAGCAAGCCTTAAATTTGGTAACGCAGTAGAGCTTTGGGTTGAGGCTTACAAAGAGTTCAAGATTTTAGATAACAAACGCAATACCGAGATCCGTATTACGGAACTTTGGCAAACACTATCAAGCAACCGAAGAAAGGGTTCAGTATGAAAGATTATTCAATGCCGTATTTAGTAATTCACAGCCTATTGAAGAAATATCAGGACAACATGAACAATAGGAACACTAATCGAGCTTATGAGCTGGCTTCAGACATTGTTGAAATGGCCTTGATGCTACAAGATATTGCAGACGATCATGAAAATAAAAAAGTTTGACCAGGCTTTACATGATAAATACGATCCTCCAGCGAGGAAAGCTGTATCCGATTGGATACAAATGAAGTGGGGTTTACAAGCGATTGATAACCCTGATATTTATGGAACAGACCTGATTATTTACAGAAATGGTAATCCAGTAGGATCTGCGGAGGTAGAAGTTCGGCAATGGAGTCCAGTTTGCCCATTCTATACAATCCATGTTCCAGTAAGAAAAGTAGAAATGCTTGAAGTTCCAAATACGCTGTTTTTTGCTTTAACCCATGATATGAGCCATGCTTACTTAATTCGAGGTAATGAGGCTCTAAAATACAATCAAGTGGAAATGCAAGATGCTACAAAACATGAGTTTTATTACGATGTGCCTAAACATCTTTTTAAATACATTGACTTAACACAACCATTTTGACTACAAAAATTGAAAAATTACGATTTAGAAAAATTGCAGATATTGGCTGCATACTCTGCTATACACAAAACAACCCTGGCTCATTTTGCGAAATCCACCATATCCGCAGAGCTGGACAACGAAAAACAGCACCAACAATCGGACTTTGCCCAATACATCACCGATTCCATCTTGGTATTCACCACCTTGGAAGGCGAGCTTGGGAATCTACTCACTCAACGACAGAGGAAGCTCTGCTTGAACTCACCGATAGGCTTTTAAATGAGTAGCTGGCTAATCATTGTTACTGGATTGATTTACTTCTACATTGGCTTAGAACAAGGCTTTAAAGGCAATATGCCTATGGCTGTTGTATATACAGGCTATGCTTTTTCTAATGTTGGTTTGTATATCATGGCTAAATAAAATATACAAAAACTTATATAAATGTTTAATATACGATACATTTTTTATTAAAGTTTCATGCACTTCTAAGTATCAAACTTTACAATTCCAGCGGATCTAATCCAAGCTCATCAGCTACTAATTTGCAACGAACTCTAAATGGTTTGCCATGTTGCGCCCATTTATTGCCTTCTTGACGATAAAAGCTCATGTGAATCATTTCATGAGCCAAGGTTGTAATAACAGTATAGTAATGACCGCACCTTCCTGAAGATATAGTTATCGTATGCTCGCATTTCTCGCCAGTATCGTATAGGTAAGTTCCCATCACTTCAGGATCAGGAGTAACAACAAACTCTATTTCTTCAGGTAATGGCATCTTCCATTTGGTGAATGGATAACAGCAATACAGGCTTGCATATAAGTTTTTTAATACTTCAGGATTTAATCTCATACAGTTCACCCCTAAAAAACACAAGGCCCTCATCTTCATTAATGACTTGCACCAACTCAGGAGGCATTAGATGACCATTAATATAAGTAAGAACAGCAAATCCTGCCCTCCAATTAACGCTTGAATCTTCATGATATAAGAACTGCTCATCCTTAACTGCTGCCATCATTCCAGTATCAACACCATAAAGATCGCCTGAATAATTAGTCCAAGGAATGACTTTTAAAGAGTGCAAATGGCCTGTTACCATTGATTTGCCTCCTTTTAGGACATTGTTATACACAGCATGAATACCATTGTGCCAACGATGCTTAACCATTGTATTGTCGTTAATCATGACAGACCAGCTATAAGACCAGCCAGGCAAATGATCTGCAAGGGACATACCTTTGACACCTTCATATTGCGGAAGAACATTAGACAATTTGCCATCAAATCTTAGATCATGGTTTCCTATGGTGCGATGCAATAAACAGCCAGGAGGTTTAACTTTTTCAATATCGCCAAGCCTGTTTTGAACTTCTTCTAGCTCTTGTTGGACTGTAGGATGCTGCTGATAACCTATTCGATGATGTTGGCTAACTGTTGCAAAGTCGAACAAATCACCATTTAAAATCACCATTTTAGGTTTTAATTGTTTTGTAAAATAAACAAAAGCTCGATGAGCCGTAGAGATATAGCTTGGGTTGTAATGGCAATCTGATCCAACCATAACAATGCCATTTTTTAATTCATATTCACAACGCACTTTATTTTCAGGAATAATAAATTTAGGAATACCCCTATTGTCATTAGATTCAAGCAGAATATCGTATTTTTTTTCTATATTTTTTCTTCGCATATTTATGTTTCTAACATCAACATTCAATACCCTAGCCACTTTTGTAGGGGATCTATGCTCTTTAAATAATGATATAAACTCTTGATCACTACATGCTGGTTTGCTCATGACAAGCCTTTATGATGGTAAAGTTAGCTGATACTAATCTATTTTAGAGATAAATCAATGACTTATTACGCTAAAAGAGTTGATTCTAACCAAAAAGAAATTGTTAAAGCATTTAAAGAGCTTGGTTGTTCTGTTTTTGATACCAGTAGGATCGGACAAGGCTTTCCTGATTTAGTTATTGGCAAAAACCAAATAACAGTATTGTGCGAGATAAAGAAGGATGACAAAGCCAAATTTACGGCAGCTCAAGATTTATTTATGATGAACTGGAGAGGCTCAACTGTTGTTAGAATTAACGATATTGATGGTGCAATAAGATTAGTTAAACTGCTTGACAATGCCAATCAATAAGGCAAAATATGGTTTCAAACCCCATTTCTATAGGAGAAAAACATGGGCAAAATGGATTCTATGAAGGGTATTCCTTCAGTAACTGGTGCTAAAGCTCCTGCTGGCGCAACTTCCTCAGACAAAACTGGTGAGCGCATGGAGAAAAAAGTTGGCGGTGTAGCAATGGGTATGCAAGATGCTACAGGCAAAGACAAGCAATTCAATACTGGCAAAACTGCTGGTGTTTGTTATGAGCATAAGCGTGGTGACTGCAACCCTTGCTAAAAGCGAAATGCCCTAGCGTGAAGGTCTAGGGCATCTCTAACCAACCTAGTAATCGGAGAACTAGATGGCTGTTGTAAATTCTAAAGATGGTTGTCTATCCTGTATATATTTCCTAAATACAGACAATGACTTTATTGGATCTTGTAGAAGGTATCCTCTTTACCAAAACAGACACAGCTCAGAATGGTGTGGGGAATTCTCGGCTATTCCTCCAAATCCTGTATTTGAAACTATGGTTCAGGACATCGAAATTGCTACGGAAACTAAAGAAGATCCTAAAGAAAAGCGTAAAAAAGTCCTTGAAGAAGCATCAAAGGTAGAGCCTAAACCTAAAGGCAGACCTAAAAAGGTATGAAGCTCAAACCCTTAGCCGATAAGATCGTAGTCAAGCCTGATATTAGAGAACTCAGCTCTGTCATTTTTGTTAAAAACAAAGAAACAGACAATATGGGAACTGTAGTCGCTGTAGGCCCTGGCAAAGTAATCAATGGTCGCAGGCAAGAAATGCCCATTCCTGTAGGCTCTTATGTTCGATTTGGCACTATGAACGATGATTCAGAAGCTGAATACCTTAAATACTTTGAATATTTTGAAGATAATGAGCGTTATTTAGTGATGAGTTGGCAAGATGTCTGTTTCATAACCGAAAAGGAGCAAGCATGAAGGAAATTGAAGTATTTGATGAAACCTCATTGATTGAGAAGATCATGGGTCATTTTGGCTGGTATAAGGTCAAAAAGGTTGAATTACCGATTGAAAACCTTGAAATCAACCATACATTCATCATGAAAGATATGAAGCCTGAGATGCCTAAAGCTCCTGTCAGGAAACCAGCAGCTAAAAGACCTAGAAGAAGAACCCCTAGATCTGATTTTAAATTTGGAAAGGATGCTAAAAATGGCAACTAAACCTGGCTTGTATGCCAATATTCATGCAAAACAAGAGCGAATTGAGAAACAAAAGGCATCAGGCGCTAAGAAAGTAGAAACCATGCGTAAGCCTGGCACTAAAGGCGCTCCTACTGCACAAGCATTTAAAGATTCAGCAAAGACAGCAAAGAAGAAATAATCATGGCTACTAAAAAACATGACAAGCCAATAGAGCATAAAACTGTAGGTAAGGGTAAAACCTATAATCCTACAGAAAAAGGCGCTGGAATGACTGCTAAAGGCAGAGCTGAATACAACACTAAGAACAATGCCAATTTAAAAGCCCCTGCTCCAAATCCTAAGACAAAGGCTGATGCTGGTCGTAAAGCATCGTTTTGTGCAAGGATGGAGGGAGTTGTAAAGAACGCTAAAGGCCCTGCGGAGCGAGCCAAAGCATCATTAAAGAACTGGAACTGCTAATGCCTCTCAAAAAATCACCTACTAAACAAGCCTTTCAATCCAATGTGAAGGCAGAACTATCTGCTGGAAAGAAACCAACTCAGGCAGTCGCTATTGCTTATTCTGTTCAAAGAGAAGCTAAAAGCAAGAAAACTAAACCAAAAAGAGCCTAACAATGAGCGAAATGCAATCCCTAGAATGTGAATACCGAACTTTCTTGCTAGCGGTATATCTGATTGCTGAGTAGCTCACCAAACAAAGGAAATTAAATGATTACCCTAAAAGACCTATCAATTCAAGATGTTGAGTTTATGATTGGCGCTCTCTCAAAAGGAGAATATAGCCTAGTAGCCCCTGTAATTGACAAAATCAAAGTTCAAGCTATTCCACAAGCTCATGCCATGATGCAAGCAGAAGCAGATGCAAAAGCTCAAGAAATGGTAGAAAATGGCGAAAAGGCTACTGAAGAACCAAAATGAGCGAAACAGCAAATCCTGTAGGCAGACCAACTGAGTATGATTCATCATATTGTCAGAAGGCTATTGAGCTTGGAACTAAGGGTAAATCCCTAGAACAGATTTCAGGCGCTTTAGGCATTACCTATAGGACTTTGTGCAACTGGAGAGATTCTCATGAAGAATTTTTTCATGCCTTGGAGGAAGCCAAGATCCGAGAGATGATTTGGTGGGAAGAACACGCTCAGGCATACCTTGTAGAGCATAAGGATGGGGAAAGGCTCAATGTTGGTCTATGGTCTAGATCAATGGCTGCTAGATTCCCTAGGAAGTATTCAGAGCGCATCAAGCAAGAACTAACTGGAGCTGATGGCGCTCCTTTGCTCAAAGGTGTGGAAATAACCTTTGTAGAGCCTAATGCAAATAGATCAGCAGATTAAAGATGCAATTTCTAGGATAAAGTTTCCTAAGAAATTTGAGGCACTATTTAAGCCTGATAAGGTTCGCTACAGAATATTCTATGGTGGTCGAGGCGGTGCTAAGTCCTGGTGCTTTGCTAGAGCATTATTAGCCAAAGGAACTAATCAGCCCATGCGTATCTTATGCGCCAGGGAGTTCCAAACCTCCATTAAAGATTCGGTTCATAAGCTATTGTCAGATCAGATCTATGCTCTAGGCATGGAAACCTTCTATGAGATCACTCAGACCTCAATTAGGGGCAAAAATGGGACAGAGTTTATCTTTGTAGGCATTAAGAACAATACAAATAATGTAAAAAGTATAGAAGGAATAGATATATGTTGGGTTGAGGAGGCACAAAGCGTATCAGCTAATAGCTGGAATGTGCTTATTCCTACAATCCGTAAGCAAGATTCAGAGATTTGGGTCAGTTTTAACCCTGAATTGCCTACAGATGAAACTTGGAAACGCTTTGTTGAGAACCCTCCTGAAAGCTCAATAGTCGTAAAAGTAAACTGGAATGACAACCCTTGGTTTCCTGAAACCCTTAATCTAGAGCGTTTATCCCTAAAACAAAGGGATATGGCTGCTTACAACAATGTATGGGAAGGCGCTACAAGGAACACCATTGATGGGGCTATCTTTGCTAAAGAAATGGAAATGGCAGAGCTAGAAGGCAGGATTACGACTGTTCCTTATGACTCTACCAAGCCTTGTCATATTATTTTTGACCTCGGTTGGGCCGATAATACAGCAGCGTGGATTATCCAATTTGTAGGCTTTGAGATCCGAGTATTGAGATACTTTGAGGATAACCAAAAGACTATCCAGCACTATTTAAGTTTAATGCAAACCTTTGGCTATATGTATGACACTATTTGGCTGCCTCATGATGCTGCTGCCAAGTCGCTTGGAACTGGCAAATCCATTGAAGAAATAGTCAGAGCCACAGGAATGAAAGTGCAAATACTTGATCGAGTACCAGTAACCGACTCAATCAATGCTGCAAGAACTATATTTAATCGATGTTATTTTGATAGAAAAAATACCGAAGAAGGTTTAAACTGCCTAAGACATTATCGCTATGATGTTGATGAGCATGGAACTTTTAGCCAAAAGCCGTTACATGACATCTATTCTCATGGTGCTGATGCCTGGCGATATATTGGGCTTATGGTCAATGAACCTAAGAAACGCAAACCAGTTAAACAAAATTATGCCCTTGGGGGCAGTTGGATGGGCTAAATATGGCAGATTATCAGGATCAAGATTCAAGCGAAGATACAAGAATCAATGATGCAAAGAAGTTTTTAAATCTTTGCAATGATGTTGATTCCAACAATAGAGCCGAGGCTTTAGACGATGTTCGCTTTTGCGCTGGAGATCAATGGCCTGTTGATGTTCAAAACAGCCGAGTGCTTGAATCTAGACCTTGCTTGACGATTAATAAGGTTGATGCCTATGTTCGTCAGATCTGCAACCAAATCCGTCAGCAAAGACCTAGGATTAAAGTCCAAGGCATGAATAATGAGGCTGATGCTAAATTAGCCGACATTTTAAGCGGTGTTTGCCGTCATATTGAATATCAATCCTCTGCTGATGTGGCTTACGATACAGCCTCTGAATATGCAGTTAAGATGGGTTGGGGTTACTTCCGAGTAATGACTGATTACATTAGCCCTGATTCTTTTGAGCAAGAAATTTACATTAGACCGATTGATAATCCATTTACAGTCTATTTCGATCCTAATTCACAGCTTCCTGATGGATCTGATGCAGAGCGCTGCCTGATTACTACAGTTGTTAGCAAAAAGACATTTAGGGCTATGTATCCTGGCAAGAATGATGGACAAGGCTTTACTAGCAGAGGAACAGGCGATTCAGATGCAGAATGGGTTACTAAAGAAGATGTTCGCATTGCCGAGTATTTCTATACAGTTAGAACCCCTGCCAAATTAGTCCTGTTATCTGATGGAACAAGCGTATTTGATGATGAATTGCCAGCTCCTGAAGTATTAGCTAAAGCTGGTATTACTATTATTGAGAAGCGAGATACTTACAAGAAGCAGATTAAATGGTGCAAGCTAACAGCAATGGAGATCCTTGAGGAAAGAGATTGGGCTGGTAAATACATTCCAGTAATTCCTGTTTATGGTCAATCCTGCATTATTGATGCAAAGCACAAGAAATTTGGCTTGGTTCGGATGGCTAAAGATCCACAGCGTATGTATAACTACTGGACTACAGCTTTAACTGAATCCGTAGCTCTTGCTCCTAAAGCTAAGTGGGTTATGGCTGAAGGGCAAGATGAAGGTCATGAGAACGAATGGGCGCAAGCTAATATCAAGGCTATGCCTGTTCTGCGTTATAAGCAGACCGATACAGAAGGCAGACAAGCTCCAGCTCCACAGCGTTTGCAGCCTGAACCTCCTCCTGCTGGTATTGTTACAGCAACTCAAGGAATGTCTAACGACTTGATGACTGTCGTTGGAATCTATGATCCAAGCCAGTTGCCACAGGGCAATATGTCAGGCAAAGCTATTGCTGGTCAGCAGCAACAAGTCGATATGGTGAACTTTCACTACTATGACAATTTAACTCGTTCTATTGCCTATTGTGGTCGCATCATTCTTGATCTAATTCCTAAGATTTATGACACAGAGCGAGTAATGCGGATTATTGGCGCTGATGAAAAGCCTGAAATTATTACATTAAATCAAAGAGTTACAACTGAAGAAGGGGTTGAAAAGATCCTTAATGATGTATCAGTTGGTCGCTATGATGTAGTGATGGATACAGGCCCTGGCTTTGCTACTAAGCGTGGTGAAGCAGTAGAAGCCATGATGACTTTATTGGCTGCTGATCCTAATTTAATGGCTACTGCTGGAGATCTAATCTTCCGTAATATGGACTTTCCAGGCGCAGATATTATTGCTGATCGCATGGCAGCTACTAATCCATTGGCTCAAATTGATGAGAAATCAGACATTCCTCCACAAGTTCAGATGCAGTTGGCTCAGTCCAAACAGATGATCCAGCAGTTGCAACAGCAACTTGAAGCTATGGGCATGGATCTTAAATATGGTCAATCCGTTACTGAAACCAAGGAAAGAGCAGCTACAGCTCGTAAGCTCATGGATGTTACTGCTAGAGCGCACAATACAGAAACAATGGCTGAAGTTAAGGTTAATGACCAAAATACTCGCTCAATTACTAGCCAAAATAAGACTGAAATTGATGCGATTGTTAAGATGCTTATTGCCAATTTGGATACTTCAGCTATTAAAGCGGAGCTGGATCGCAGAAATGAGGAGCAATATGCCTTTGCTATGCAAGCTCAACAAGATATTAGCCAGGGAGCTAATCCTTTGGTAAATCAGCAACCAGCTACACAGCCTATGCCAGCAATGCAACCTCAACAACCTATGGAACAAGCTCCTCAACAACCACAACCCCCAATGCAAGGAATATAATCATGGCTATCGAAACAGTTACCTCAGAAAATCGTGAAGAATACATGGAAAAGAAACTAGCTGAAAAAGCTGGTAAAAAACCAATGAGTAAGGAAGATTTAGAGCGCAAAGCAAGATTAAAAAAATATGATGAAGAACAATTTAATCGAGTTAAAAATCATCCAAAGTTTGCAATGTTAAAAATTAAACTTGGTAAAAAAGGCGCAATGGATGCCCTTTTGCATCAACTCAACATGGGCGATAGTGAAACATCTTTGCCAAAGTAATATTGTTTTAAATAAGTTTTAGTGGTAAAAAAGAAGTGTTGTAAATCTACCAATGGATTCATTGGGTAAAATCTTGAGGAAATCTCATGTCAGAAGCACAAGTTGTAGAAACAAAACAAGCTAGTAATGTAGTAACTAGTGAAAATTTAACTGAATGGAACATGGATCGCTTAGGTTTAGCTACCGAAGAAGCTCCTACTGAGGCTGAAACAGTTGAGGAAACTCCTGAATCAGAGCCAGTAGCAGAAGAAGGTGAGAGTGAACAGGATCAAGAACCTGAAGGTAAGGCAACAGAGGAACGGAAACAAAATCCTAAACTTGAAAAGCGGTTTTCAGAGCTTACTAAGGCTCGCAAATTAGCAGAAGAAAATGCTGCTAAAGAGCGTGAGCAAAGAGAGCAACTGGAAGCTAGACTTAGGGAATACGAAGAACGGAGTAATCCACAGCAAAAGACTGCGGAAGATCCGATTGGAGTAGAGCCTAGGGCAGATCAGTTTGATGATGCTTTTGAATACGCAAAGGCATTAGCGGAATGGTCAGCAGAGAAAGCGTTGTATGACAGGGATCAGCAAGACTTAAATCGCAAAGCTGAAGAAGAAAGACAAAAAGTTCTAAAAACTTGGTCTGAGAAACTTCAAAAAGCGAAGCCAAATCTAGCTGATTTTGATGAAATAGTGAATTCTACTCAAGTTGTTGTAAGCAATGAAGTGAGAGATGCCATTATCGAGTCAGATGTTGGGCCTGAGATTCTTTACCATTTGGCTAGTCTAGATGGAGAAGAAGCTGAGAGATTCCAAGCATTACCTATGGCAAAAGCGCTTAGAGAGATTGGGAAATTGGAGGCTCGGTTTGAAAAGCAGGAAGCTGCTGAAGAAACTGCCGTTAGAAGTAAGCCTGTTGTTCAGAAGTCTAAAGCACCAGCTCCTCTCAGTCCGATTAGGGCTACTGGAAGCGCAATGGATACACCTATTGGCTCAGATGGTGAGTTTCATGGTTCGTTCCAAGCGTGGAAAGCAGCTCGAAAAGCAGGGAAGATCAGGTAAAACCCTAATTTCTTTAAAGGAAAAAGAAAATGAGCAATACTTTATTAACTATTTCCAAGATCACCAACGAAGCGTTGATGGTATTGGAAAACGAATTAACCTTCACTTCCGAAGTAGATCGTAACTATGATGACCAGTTCGCTGTAGTTGGTGCAAAGATTGGTAACACAGTCAATGTCCGTAGACCAGGTCGTTTCATCGGTACAACAGGCCCAGCTCTGAATGTTGAAGATTTCAACGAAACTTCAGTTCCTGTAACCCTTTCAACTCAGTTCCATGTGGATACACAATTCACAACTCAAGACTTAGCTTTGTCTTTGGATATGTTCTCTGATCGTGTTTTAAAGCCAGCAGTTGCAGCTATTGCAAACAAAATCGACTTAGATGGTTTGACAATGGCTAAAAATGCTACTTACAACACAGTAGGTACAGCAGGAACTCCTCCAACAGGACTAATCACCTTCCTAAACGCTGGTGCTTACCTTGATTCTGAAGGCGCTCCTCGTGATGGTCGTAGATCAGTCATTATTGATCCATTCTCAAGCGCAACTATCGTTGATAGCTTGAAGGGTCTATTTGTGCCACAAGAAGCGATTTCTACTCAGTATCGTAAAGGTCTGATGGGTCGTGACTCTGCTGGTATGAACTGGAAGATGGATCAGAACATTGTGAACCAAACTTACGGCTCTTTTGCTGGAACAGCTACAGTCAATGTGACTACAGCTACTGGCTTCTTGACAAGCGGTTGGGCTTCATCTGCAAACATCACTTTGACTTTGACTAACGCTGTTAGCTTGAATCAAGGCGATACATTCACCATTGCTGGTGTTTATGCAGTAAACCCACAAAATCGTCAGTCTTATGGTAAGTTGCGTAACTTTGTTGTGAACACAGCCGTTAGCGGTTCAGGTGGCACAATCACAGTCAATGTATCTCCTGCTCCTATTTCTGCTGGTCAGTTCCAAAACATCAGCGTAACAAGTTCAGGCGCACAAGCTGTAGCTTTCTTTAACTCAACTGGTACAACCAGCCCACAAAACATCCTCATGCACAAAAATGCGTTTACTCTTGCAGTAGCCGATCTTGAGTTGCCTGAAGGTGTTCATTTTGCTGGTCGTGCTTCCGACAAGGAAATCGGTCTGTCAATGCGTGTAGTTCGTCAATACACCATTAACAATGACTCTATTCCTACTCGTTTAGATGTTCTTTATGGTTGGGCCCCACTCTATCCTGAGTTGGCTTGCCGTATTGCATCTTAATTTTTGGACAAAGAAAGGAACTAAATCATGGCAAATCCAGGCCCAGCATCAACAGTATCAACAGTTTATTTATTCAACGGCAACGCAGCAGATGGTGTTTCCCTTGGTATTTCAACTGGAAAAGTTGGTTTTTATGGTGTAACTCCAGTAGTGAAAGCTGCTGCAATTAC